TTGCAAGTCTTTTGAAAATTTTTACCTACGAGGAATATAACTCCTTCGCACTGAAGTACCTCCAATGAATTCTCCGTATCTGTCCGAATGAGAGGTCGTCTGAACGAAATCGGAGGGCGCAGCAGAGCCACGCCCGCGTGTCACAACAGCGGCTGCGGCCGCTGCAATCACAGTCTTCGCCATTGAATAACCGAATTGATTTTTTTGCGACCTGATATTGAACCAATTAGCAGGGAGCTCCTGACCGGCCGACGCGGCACTGAGACCGAGGAGGTACTTTTGAATATCCTTACCGGTCATTTTCCGAGTCTCTCCAGTAGGGCGACCTTTTTCATCCACCTCTGGAACGTCCACAGGAGTCGTCCAATTCACTGAAAACCAATTCTCAAGGTCCGCAAGATTGATCTTTGCCTGCTCACCGAGGAGCCGGTCAAGGGAACCGCGAGAATTAGCGGCGAAAGCTTGGGCAAGCATCAGAGAGAGATTAGCAGCCACCATCTGCTCCATGACTGGAATCTCTGCGTCATTGAGAGCCTTAAGATGTCTGTACTCCTCAACCGAGCGAGCGTAGTCAGAAACAACCTGCTGAAATTGGTAAGTAGCGGTCAGATCGGAATACTGAGCAATGGATTGCTGAATACGAGCAAGAGCGTCATCATAGGCCGCTATAGCCTTCTGGTCGGTAACCTTATATTGAAGGAGTTGCCGAGAGAGATCGGCCATCTGCCGGTAATGATCCTCACCTTGGGTCTCGCGCTCGATCCTCGTGGCTTCTGCAGCAGAAAGCCGGGCATCTTCCTGCGCCTTTCGTTTTGTTGCATCCATCAAAGCATTCTGAGCAATAGCCGTGGGATCACCTGAAAAAGCGGGAGCCGAGCCGATGGAACCACTGGCCGAAGGTCCACCAGCAGAAGGTGCCGAACCGGAACCCGTACCGATCGTAGCACCAACAGATGCTCCGGATTGACCAAGAGCCGCAGCAGGATTGATGCCAGCCTTAGCGAAGCGTTCGAACACTTTAGACGGATCGTTATAGGCATTCTCATAATCAAACATCGATTTATCGTGCTTCAACTGATACTCAGCGCTTTTGGCCATCTGTTCAAGAGCATACTGTTGCTGCAAAGCCATTTGCTTTTGAGCGTACTTCCACTGACGCTTGGCCGCAATGCCACCAAATAAGGCGTTGCCAAGGCCGGAACCAGCGGAGCTGCCAAACGAAGAAGCAGCACTGGAGGCAGCCGATGCGCCTAATTGTCCGAAAATTGCAGGAACAGGCATGACTATTTTCTTTTAAAGTTTCCAGTCTGCTGGTAAATGATGGTGGTGGTGAGCGTATCGCCTGACTTAAAGGTCGAAGCGGACTGAGAGACTCGGTGAGATGTTGAACAACTGGCAAAAATGGTAACGACCGCAATTGCGATGATCAAGAAGATCCATACAACTGCTCGGCCTTTATTCATCCTCGGATCCTTACCAATTTGATCAGTGACCTTGTCAAAAGAATTTTTAGTTAATTTTTCCTGCGTTGCCATAACTTTAATGTTTAAGTGAGAAAAGAACGATAGAAAGATTGCGCGCCGTTCATGCATTCACTGCCTTTTTCCTCATCCGATTCACGAACTCTCAGAAGAGGGGCCGCGCACATATCATATAATGTCAAGTAAAGGCCCTTCGGGCTCTTTCTTCAGAAAATGTCGTCGCTATTCAAAACGCTGAATATCAACAAGAAACGGATCAATCTTCTCATGGCTGTTTTTGGGATTATAAGGGAAGGAAAGGGGACAAGCCCCAATCCTTCTTTTTATAGAGGTTTTTGTACGGCCTATCAGCCTCACGGCCGGCCTATACCAGCCTTCACTGTGCTACGGCTGGTCGATGGAGCCTTCGGCAGAGGTGCCAGTCTTCTGCGAAGACGCCTTTTCAGACGGACGAGAATCGAGAGCCGAATCGACCAGTTCTTGGCCGACCTCGAGGGCATCGAACTTGTCCATGCGTGAGTACGCATTGGGATCAAAATCGATATCCGGATCGAACTTGTCCATCGCTGACTGACTCAATTTATCGAAAAAAACATCGGGCGTGCCGGGAAGGAGGTCGACGACACCTTCACCATTGAGGACGGAAAGTATTCTAACACCGCGAGATACATACTCGGGCGAGGGTTCTGTGAAATTCAAATGTGCCATGATTAACGATTTGAAAGCCGAGTGGCAAATGATTTATTAACGAGATTCTTCTTTTGCACTGAATACGAGAGGTTTACGAAGAAGTTATCCTCGCTAGTCGAAGAGAACGGGGCATTAACGGTGGACATATCTACAAAAAGCGTCGAATAATTACTGTAAACACCATTCCTATTGACAGGAGCGACTGAGGAAATAGATCGAGACTGAATCCACTTCTGAGTCGTTGAAGCGAACGAAGATAGCGATCCGAAATCTCCGAGAGCCTCATCGTACGAAGCGCGGAACTCATTGAAGCAGGGCTCACGATAGAGCGTGATGTCGCGACTTGTGGTACTCGAATCGGGATCCAACAGATTGGAGAACATAGTGAAGGGAACTTCCTGATAACCAATATCGTTGTAAATCGGATTGAAGTAATCGGCACCCTGATAACGCAGGTAATCCGGCTTGATATTTTGCCAGTAATATACAGGACGGAGGCTGAACATATCGATCAGATAACCGGGCTCGCGAAAATAGTAACTCTGGGCGCGTCCGAGCTGCGTATTGAAGGCGATAGAGCCACCCTGCTGGCCAAGGAACGACGAAATACCGGCCGAAGGTCCTCCACCTGCGACGGTCGACATGACAATTTGAGCATTAACAGTCTGAGAAGCTGAGAAAAGAAGCTTCGGACGGTCGACATGCTCAATTCGCGAAGCAAAGAAAGTCTCCAGCCAGTCACTGTACCGAGAACCACCAGCACCAAGAAGATCTTTGTACTCCTGCAACCGCGCGGCAACTGCCAACTGCGGAATACTAGTGATGCCAGACATTGACACAGCGTCGGACATCATATTACCCGGGAGAAGGCGAGAAAGTCGGTCAGGAGATGCCGGACAGACAGCCAACGGATGGGCTTGAATGAAGAGGTCAACAAGAGAGATGGGGCCGGTTGCCGTGGCCACACTATACTTGTCAGCAGGATGATCTGTATTAACGCCTTTGACGTATAGCGGAGTGTTGGGCAGATTCTGCACGATATCAGAAGGTGATGGCGCTAATGTAGGATCCGAAGTTATGTCAGAATTGATAATGCTGACCAAAAGACCCATCCTGTTGAAGCCGCTCTCCGACATACTACCATCAGGAAAAGCACCGGGGTAGAACTGCGTTTCGAAAAACCTATCCAAGTAAGACAGATCGCCGTAACGCTGGGTGAAATAAGAAGTGCGGCCGGAATGCACAAGGGCGTAACTCTTCTTATCTCGATCGTAAGTAGCAGCCCACGACATTGGCCATGCAAAAGAGTAGATAGGATATTGACTAAAACTATAATAATTTCGAACAATGTCCCAATACGCCAAATAAGAGTCGGCATTCACCCAAGCTGTACCGACAAGAGCATCAGACTGAATATGTGAAGGGACAGTCGTGGCGTGGGTAAGTGGTGATCGCTGAACAACCCGCAACCAAGCCGCAAGCGAGTTGGAGAAGGGCTCACCTTTATAGAAAGCGTTAGAACCGGAATGATTGACATACGTTCGCAAGAAATTAAGCGACAGATTGTTCATGTCGAAATCCGAACTATTCGTACGCAACTCGGGGTGGTAAAGCTGAAGAGGCACCCAAAAGCGATGAAGGCGGACTGTGTAAGGATTGAACGTCGGGACGGACAATGGATTACTACGAACATCAATACCTTGGGCAATCTTTACACGATCACGGGCGTTGATAAAATCAATCCGGACCGGGTAGAGAATGCCGGGAGTACACGTAAATGCCTTAGATTCAGGCAAATCATACCGCGAATATCCATTCACGGAATGGGAAATGTAAGGTTGCTTAGCCATAAACAAGTGATTTATTGAAAATTACGTCTTCCGGAGGCTCGAGGCCGAATGCCTGCTTCCACACCGGAATGACCTGCTTGAAATCCAACACAATGAAGGGTCGACCCATATACTTCTTTGATGTAGAGTATTTTAAATAGGTCATCATTCGTGAAAACGAACCTTTGTTAAAGGATAAGGATGATGGATCGAGGGCATACCTTTTAGCAAGCTGAGCAAGAAAATTTCGCACCAAATCGTCGCCGAAATAAAGTGCATAACTACAAGCAGAAAGAATCGCTTTTTGTTCTTTTTCAACCTGTTGTAGATATCTGTCGTAGTAACGAGGAATCCTATACTGATAACCGCCAGCCTTCCGATCAGCATCAAAAGTCCATGATAAAATAGAAAAAGAAGGACGAGGCTGAGCACCGAGAAAATCACCAACACCGGCGCTGACGAATTTTCGAGTATAGCGACGGTCGGAAAGCTTAAGACGAAGTTTGTCAGAAATGTCATAACCATCTGTATTTAAGGTTTTTACAACATATTTAACACAATAACGGGCCCGTTTAGGTGTTGCTTGACAAAGCCAAACGAAGCCAAATTTCGAAACGATCCGGCGTAATGTATTGTAACGCATTCTTGGATCGAAAAGGAAGCCGTGAAAGTGGAGACGAGGTTCAGTGCCGGTTTGAGCATGGGTACCGAATTCTTGAAAGAAGGCATGCTTAACGGATCGGCCAGTGACGTGACGGACTCGCTCAAACCACTTACGCATGAACCATGTCGGATCGTTGAGCGCCCGATCATAGTAACGTGGATGAATCGTGATCGTGACGAACCACGCCTCGGCATGCTGCTGGCGACAACGTGACAGTTCTTGACGGAGCCGAACGTACCAGTCATTGCGAAGAGCCTTGAGGCATTCCTCGCATTGGCCACATGGAACGAGCAGGCGGAATCGGGCAACATCCCACGGATTTTGAGCCAAGTTACTCATTGGAAGTGAGATATCGTGATCCTTCCTAGTATATCGACGGTTGGCAATCCAAATCGGAGACGTACACATCAGAGGAAAGATTTTGAGATGAAAAATTTCACATGCCGGTAGTACAGGGCATATTTTTCGCAATACAGCTGGGCGTGACCAAGCTGCTTGAAACGACCGAACCGAACAGTTTTTCCTCGACCAACAACCGCCATCACGTCAAAAGAAGGTCCTTCATGTCCGTCGTCGTGAATGATGAGCTGAACGGGCTTGTTGTTGATTATCAAATTAATGCAGTTCATGAGGTTTCATTTAAAAAAAGGAGGAAAGGTCTAGCAATTTAGCGATGCCTCTCTCTCCTCCCAGTCGTCAACCATTTTAAAGAACCTTGCCCAAAAGGGGCCGAACAACGCGACGACTTCCGTTATTCTTCGTCTTTTTTCTGCGCTGCTTCATAAATTACTGGATAATCTTTTGTGGTGAAAACTAGCATGTTGGGATAAAGAATGACATTATCAAAATGCGCCATGATATCAAAGAGAAGCGTGTAAAGATCGGCGGCAGCTACATAGCGTTGGCCGGGAGCGAGCGGATTTTCTTTGACCTCTTCCCAATCACAAGAACAGGACTCCGGACGACGATCGGTTGGAACAAACTGACCATCCTGTATCTCGCCTACAGTAACCGAATAAGCAGCCGTCTCCGGAATAATTCTCAAAACGATCTGAAAGTCCACGAAAGGATCAGTTTTTGAAGTTTTCATAATAAATGGTTTTTACGTTGAACATTTTGGTACAACGAAGATGGAAAAAAGTTTCGAACATTCCAAATATTTTGCAAGTCTTTTGAAAATTTTTACCTACGAGGAATATAACTCCTTCGCACTGAAGTACCTCCAATGAATTCTCCGTATCTGTCCGAATGAGAGGTCGTCTGAACGAAATCGGAGGGCGCA